ACAGCAACACCAACTAATACGCCAACGGCAACGCCAACGCCAACTAACACCCCGACAGCAACACCAACTAATACGCCAACGGCAACGCCAACGCCAACTAACACCCCGACAGCAACACCAACTAATACACTACCTGGCGCCACACCAACCAATACGCCAACAGCAACACCTACGAACACCCCGACAGTAACACCAACAAATACACCGACCGGTGTTGTATTACCAACAATTAAATTGTCTGTATCTGGTAATGCGTTGGCGTGGACAGTTAGTTCTATTACATTTAGTTTAGTAGGTGCAATTCCATTGAGTATGCCGTCTGGATTTTCTGGCAAACCTGCGGGTAAAATTTGGGTAACAACGTTGGATAACTTACTCTGGTATTCAGATTCGTTAGGACAAACACGATTTATTCAAGGTACATTAAGAACAGATACATCGGGGTATCCATTAACAGCGGGAAGAATATTCATAGGTCCGGGATTGTGCACCGAACCAAATTGTTCAACGCGGGACATATACTGGGTTTCAAGTGGCAATTTGTATTCTGCGCATGGTAATCCGTGATTGATGTTATCTAATAACCACTGATATTTATAAGAATAAGATTAACTGGGAGAATTTGTGGACATTTTACATAAAAACCTTTTATTGCCAATAGATAATGCACAACGTTGTGCCGCACTTCGGTATACATTACAACACGAAGTATCCACGGATATTAAATTTGTGGCAGCTAAAGCACTAACCGAATTGCACAAGAATTATAATAATTTAATTTTATCTATGAAATTAGATGAATCGTATACTATATCCCCAACGGATAGCGTGGCAACAATTCGTGATAAATGTAAAATAGCATTTAAATACGGTGCTCACCATTATCCTATGTTGATGACCTACGCAGTGTCATCGGATAGGGGTCTAGCGGACCCCAGTTTGACCTCTACGGGGTTATCGGAGGGTGAGGTAGGGGAAGGTATAGATTATCCGCTATCGGGGTTGGTGGGTGCATATAATAGCAACTTGCCCATCCTTAAAAAACCCTTATTATTAAAGTATGCCGACGATGAATCGGGCATGCACCGTGACGACGATGAGTACGAGGCAACTGATACCGTTGATGAAGCAGATAGTAGTACCGAGCGTGTTAGACGATATTATAAACGGCATCCTAAAAAGGTAAGCAAGTATTTAAAGGATACCGTTCACGATAGAGTTGCGCGCAACCGCGACCGTCGTAAGGCAGTTAAGAAACATGGCAAGAGTAAAATGAAAAATCATGACGTACATCATCCAAAGGGCCCACATGGCGGGTCATGGAAGCTTGCAAAGAAAGACCACGGGCGAGATAAAGTGAAAGAATGCTATTCTCCGGACGGCATTGCAATGGATGTACAACAATTTGTTACATATGCCGCAGTTCGATTAAATTTACAACAAACTCCCGTTGTTTCATTGATGCCAGCAGACGATAGCCTAACAAGTTTGGGCAAATATGATGTAATTTCTAATCAAATCTTTGTGGTTGTCGAAGATAGATTACTTGCCGATATTTTACGAACCGTTGCGCACGAAATGGCACATCAAAAGCAAAATGAGATGGGATATATTACAAATCCCGAAATTGATGGCGCCACGGGGTCACGTATTGAAAATAACGCCAACATTATTGCGGGCATTCTCCTTCGTGATTACGGTAAGGTAGATAATAGCATCTATATTTCAGAAAATACAATTAAATGTCGAGTCTGCGGATGGGCGTGGAATGCAAACGACGGTGGCAAACACCCATTTGTATGTCATAAGTGCTGGAATGAAACGGGCAGATATCTTATGGAAGGCGGTGCAGCAGGACACCTTGCACATCCATTTGAAGATGAAGAACTTACCTTCAAAGATATGAAGGAAATGATTGACCGTGGGTTACTCGGTGGATTGGATCAAGAAGCGCCGGTCACCGAAAAACTAGACGGTCAGAACATTGCCTTCTCAATACGTGACGGCCAGATTGTATTTGCTCGTAATAAAGGACAGGTAAAAAATCGTGGAAAAAACGCACTGGACACCGCAGGTATTCGGAATATGTTTGCAGGTCGTGGCAATATTGAAAAGGCATTTACTGGGGCAGCAGAAGATTTACAAGCAGCAGTAGAAAAATTGACACCGGAGCAACGCCAGCAAATGTTCGGAGACGGTTCAAAGTTCATGAGCTTAGAAGTTATCCTCCCCGACACCCAAAATGTTATCCCGTATGGAAAAAGTGTGTTGGTCATGCATGGCACCATTGAATATGACGAAGATGGTAATGAAATTGGACGTTCTAATACTGATGGCAAGGAATTTGCCGATGCGGTGACTGCAGTTGGGGCAGATAAACAACAAACGTTTGGTATTAGCGGACCAAAAACAATTGCCTTTAGTGATGCGGAAACAGAACGATATCAACAAAAGGCAGAACAATATAATGGACGATTGGATCGGACTGCACAAGAGTTTGGATTGGACGAAAATTCAACATTGGCAGACTATCGTCGTGCATGGTGGGAACAGGAAATTCAAAAAGAAATGGAACGAACGGGTATGGAGTTATCCGAAGATGAGTTTGATGGGTTAGTTCGTCGGTGGGCAGATGGTGACAAGAAGTTTGGTGTAAAAAATATAGAAAACGATGAAACCAAGAAATGGTTTAGGCAATATGAAAAAGAATCATTGGCTGCTGCACAAAAGAAAATGATCAATCCTATCGAAATGACATTTTTACAGGCAGGAACAGATTCTTTGCGTCGAGTTACCAACTTTCTATCCGTTAATAACCCAGAAGCAAGTAATCAATTAAAACGAGATGTCTTAGAAGCAATTAAAGCCATTCGTGATAGTAATCAACCTGATAAAATTGGTAAACTACAGCGGGAATTAGAACGATTGGAAGCAATGGGCATAGATAATATAGTCCCATCCGAAGGTGTCGTATTTATTTACAACGGGAAACCATATAAGTTCACCGGACAGTTTGCGCCCATCAATCAAATTACCGGTACCTTTAAGTTTGGTATGACTCCACCGGAATCAGAGGAACCAGAAGAACCAACGGATATTAAATCTGTTACCGATAAATTACAATTTAAACCCGTTACAAAGAAACCTGTAAAATATTCTAATCACGGGGAAGTTGAAGATAGTTCTGCCTTAGAAGACATGGAACCGATGACGTTTGCCACCGCTACATCTGAGATGAAGGTGGTAACCATTACAGCAGACGGCAAAGAAACAGAAAATACCGCAGCGCCAGGTGATATTATTATGTCCGGTCCCAGCGGAGAAAAATATGTAGTAAAAGCAGCAAAATTTGAGAAGTTATATGCTAAACAAGATGACGGTACCGTAATCCCAGAACAATCTCCAAGACAAGTGGCACGATATACAGGCAAAGATGAAGTAACCTTCACCGCACCGTGGGGAGAACAAATGGTATTAAAGCCCGGTGACTATTTGGTGAAAGATGGTGAAGGATATTATCGAGTGGCTAAAAAAGAATATGAAGCAACATATAATTTGCCGGGTGAAACGACTTCACCTACCTCAATGGAACCATCAACACCAACTGAACCGTCTGTACCAAAACGCACGGTGGCAATATTCACTGGTCGTTTTCAACCATTTCATGCGGGTCATTATAGTATTTATGAAGCAATGGTGAAGAAGTTTGGTAAAGAAAATGTATACATTGCGTCCAGTAATGTGACAGATCCTATTAAATCTCCATTTGGATTTAAGGAAAAGAAAGATATTATGACTCGTATGTTTGACATTCCCGACGAGATGGTGGTGCAGGTTAGAAATCCATATGCACCAGTAGAAATTTTAGATAAACTTCCTCCTGAAACTTCGTATGTGACGGCAGTCAGTCAAAAAGATGCTGATCGATTGGGCGGTGGAAAGTACTTCCGTAATTTTGATGATGTACCAGATGGGGAGCACAAAGGATATAAAGACAAAGGATATTTTATCGTAGCACCAGAGATGAAATTAGATATCGATGGGAAAAATATCAGTGGAACTCAACTACGTGCTATTATGGGTGACCCAAATATTACCGATAGAGCAAAACAAGAAATCTTTACGAAAGTGTATGGTAAGTTTGATCCAAAAATATTTAAGAAAATTATTAAAACAACAACCGACGCAGAAGAAGCACGCAAGTTGACGGATATGCACGCAAGTCAAGAAGAACCAGCAACAAAAAAGCGGGGAAAGAAAAAACCCGATGCAACAGCAATTGGTCGCGCAAAATCCGTATTGGGTAACAAGGTTCGTAATCCAAAAACTAATCGTGATATCTTAGTGGCAACGGCCTTAAAATATCCAGAGAACGAGCCGGTTAGAAAAGCAGCAGAAAAAATGGTACAAGATGCAATGAATGCAAATGAATCCATACTAACCGAAAATACTAAGTCTGAAAAATTAAAGGTCTATGTATATGTACGAGATTATACTAAGGATGAATTAGACAACGAAGTTGGTGAATATTTTAAAAACGAACGAACTATTGAATCGTTTCCTGACATGGCTGATTCTGCAGAAGAATTAAAGAAATTAATTTTGGCAGCACCCAGTGAAGTCTTGACAAAAGACGAGTTGGAGCAACTATCAAATAGTGAAGTTCCAGAAGTATTATCTAGTAAAAATCCAAAGGAAGTTCTTAAAAAAATTGGTACAGAATATAAAAAAGATGTAAAGGGTATATTGACGGCAATAAAACAACAGGAAAAATTACCGGAGCCAATTGTGATAAAACACTCTAATGGATATTATTTATTGGGTGGTAACACACGATTGTCTGCGTTAGCAGCATTACGACACACGATGCCCGTAAAAGTGTTACAGTATGGGGCACCAATGGTCGGATCGGTACCAACAACATCTGCAGATGCACCAAAAGACAAACCAAAGGGTGGCAAAAAAGATCTCTTTAAAAAAATATTACAAATGAAAATTACAAATCCAGAAACGGGCAATCAAATTAAGATTGATACCGCAATGGATTATGACAGATTACATCCAGCTCATAAAGTAGCAATGGGTGTTATTCGTCAACACATGCGTGGAATATCCAATCGTGCGGGTATTCCTAAAAACAGAACAGATTAACTCAAGAGGCGGTTATGGCAGAACATGAAGCAATTAATAATGCTCGTAGAAAAATTAATGAAGTATTAAAAAAGAATAGCGAACAAATTGTCGTAGGATGGCGTCCGGGCTTGGAACCCATTCGACAAGAAGGTGATACGTGGACCGACTTAAACGATAAAAAGTGGGTCATGAAAAATGGTATTAAACAAACCGTTACGAAACTGGATGGAGCAAAAACGCCGTGGTTTTGTCCACAATGTGACAAGGCAATGGGGCATCGGTTTGACATTAAATTTTGGGGACTTCGTGGCAAGTGCATGGACTGTGTTATCAAGGAAGAAACTGAAATGCGTCGATTGGGCACATGGGAGGAATATGAAGAACGCAAAATGAAAGAAAATTATATTGCGTCACTTAAAGATAGAATTGCCGAATTACAAAATTTATATGACACCGTAACAGCACCAGAAGTTATCCATGCCGATGACACTCGTATATTAATGATTGAAAAGTGGCATGTAGATATTGATAAAGTAAAGGCGGATATTATGAAAGATATCGAAGAATTAAATGGATTTCTGACGGAAGTAGAAACAGGAGAGTAATATGGATAAAATATTGGCGTCATTACTTAATTTTGGTAAAGAATTTACTGCGTTAACTTCTGTGGGTAGACTTGCCATTGTTGGTGGCGCTATATTTATTATCTCGTTTATGTTGGGTAAGTCTGACGGCAACAGTAAATTAGAAAAATTTAATGTGGAATACGCAGAATTTAAAAATAATGCACAAAAAACGGTAACATTTGCTGATTCATTAAAGAACGAAGTGCAAAAACTCCAAGATGAAAACGCACAGAAAAATGAAATTGTGAAAAAACTTACAATTAGTATTGGATTTCGGACTACGCAGAAAAATGCGTTACAGACCAATCTAACTGAATTAGAAAACCAAGCAAGTCTCCTCAATAATTTAATTATGGACACATCGTTGGTAGTAGTATACAAGGATAGTATTATTGGCAATCTTAAGAAACAAGTAGTAGTAGCAGATTCAACTATTGTAGACCAATCATCGATAATTGCTCAAAAAGATGCGCAATCACTATTATTACAACGTGCCGTGACGCTTTCTTCCACTCGAGCGGATAGTTTACAACATTTATTACGTACTCTGCCAAATCCCGCACCAAATCCAAATAAAATGTTTGGATTTATCCCAAAGCCAAGTAGAACGGTGGTCGGAGTCACTGCGTTTGTATTGGGCGTAGTTGCTGGAGCAGAACTTAAACGGTAACCAGTTATGACGCAACCAAATTTAAAAGACCTTATCAAACAAGAATACAAAAAATGTGCGGTAAGTCCAGAATACTTTCTCAGTAAATACTCATATATCCAACATCCCATTCGGGGAAAGGTATTATTTGAGTTATACAAGTATCAGAAAGATGCCATTCGTGATTTCGACGAGCACGATAATAATATTGTCTTAAAAGGTAGACAGATTGGTATTTCTACATTGGTGGCCGGATATGCACTGTGGTTATTATTGTTCCATCGTGACAAAAACATCCTTGTTATTGCCACCAAGCAAGAAACGGCAAAAAATCTTGTCACCAAAGTGCGATTTATGCACGCAAATTTGCCCGTGTGGTTACGGGGTACCTGCACAACCGATAACAAATTATCATTACAATTTGCCAACGGGTCACAAATTAAGGCTGTAGCAAGTAGTAAGGATGCGGGTCGTTCTGAAGCACTGTCTTTATTGATTCTGGACGAAGCCGCGTTCATCGATGATGCAGATATCATCTGGACCGCCGCATCGTCTACTCTATCTACGGGTGGTAAAGCCATATTGCTATCAACGCCGAACGGCGTGGGTAATTTCTTCCATAAAATGTGGCAACAAGCAGAAACTAAGTCAAATAGTTTCAATCCCATTCTGTTAGATTGGAAAGTCCATCCAGAACGTGACCAAGCGTGGCGTGACCGTCAAACTGAAATGATGGGTGAGATGCAATCGTCCCAAGAACACGATGCATCCTTTATTTTCTCGGGTAATACGGTTGTCAACCCACAAATATTAGAATTTTATAAGAAAACCTATGTGACAGAACCCATTTCTAAGCAAGGGTTTGACGGAAATCTGTGGATATGGGAATATCCTGATGCGGGTAGAACCTATATTGCTGCTGCAGACGTTGCAAGAGGTGATGGTGAGGACTATTCCACCATTCATATCATTGACGCAGAACGTTCTATTCAAGTAGCCGAATATAAGGGTAAAATTCCCACCAAGGAGTTTGGTAACCTTATGGTATCGCTGGCAACAGAATATAATGACGCATTATTGATTCCAGACAACAGTTCGATTGGATGGAGTTCGGTGCAGCAAGTAATTGACCGTGGATATAGAAATTTATTTTATATGTCTAAGGATATGCAGTATATTGACGTAGAACATCAGCAATCCTATAAGAGTGAACGCAATTTGGTGGCAGGATTCGTCATTTCACAACGAACCAGACCACTAATCATTGCCAAACTAGAAGAATATATGCGGGAAACGTCAATTACGATTCGATCTTCCAGAACATTAGCAGAATTAGAAACGTTTATTTGGAAAAACGGCCGTGCAGAAGCATTAAGTGGATATAATGACGACTTAGTAATGGCGTTGGGTATTGGATTGTGGGTTCGTGATACCGCACTGCGGTTACGTCAACAGGGCATTGAATTAACCAAATTGGCACTCACGCACACTGATTATTCCAGCACTCCATTTATGAAACGAGGTAATCTACCCAATGATATGCCAGTTGACCCTTATCAAATACAAATTGGGAACTCGGAAACTGAAGATATTCGATGGTTGATTGGATAATATTCATGTAATGTAAAGTTTGTTTATATTTATATTGAGATAGTATGTATTTTACGGAGATTTTCTATGAAACGTAGTCAATTGGAAGAAATAATTGAAGAAGAGTTGCATAAATACTTTGCAGAAATGGCATCGTTGGATGAAAAGTCCGTACCAGAACCATATAATAGAAAATCTCCTCCTCGCCGACAAATGACCGATTCACAAATAGAAGATCGAAAATCTATCGGCAACAAAATGAAAAAAAATAAAAAAGTTGTGGCAAAATTTAAGAAAAAACACGGTGCAGATTGGGAATCATACCTATGGGCATCAGCTTCCAGTATAGCCTTAAAGGGCGGAGAATAACTATGATACGTTTAATGGGATTAGTAGAATTGCGACCAGTCGGCTCTTTAAAAAGAGAGACAGTTGAACAAGAAGAAATGGAATTAGACGAAGTAAATTTAGAAGAAGTTGATAACTCTCCAACGCCGGAAGATGCAGCAAAATTGGCAGCCAAGGATGATTGGTCGGCGGCAAATAAAAAATTAAAGAGTTTATCTGGCACCGATACTCCACCGGAAACTAGAGCAGCAGCAAAAGCAGATGCATTGACACGAAAGCAAATCTATTTAGATAAACAAAAGGCAAGTTTAAACACTAAGAAAGCTTCGGTGGCAGAAACAAACACTTCATTGCGTAATATTGTTGGTCGAATTGATGAAGCTCCGGACAATGTTGTTGATAGTGACACTCCTCCAGCAGATAGTCCAGACAGTGGAGATGAAAGTGGAATGTCGAAGGCACAATTAATGAAATTAAGTACGCAATCGTCAGAAGTATATAATATGATTGGTGACGGAGAAGATTTGGAAGCGTGGGTACAAGATAAAATATCCAAAGCATCAGATTATATGAATTCTGTACACAGTCATTTACAATATCAAAAGAATAGTGCAAATACCATAGGAAACGGTGAAGGTGCCCCCGCAGATCCTTCCATGCCAACCGACGACACCTTAAGTGAAGGTGTTAAACGGGTCAGTAAATATAAAAGTATTGTTATGAGAAAATAAATGGAAGAAATTGCTAAGTTTTTATCAACCTTGATGGGTAGTAGAACACAAGCACATATTTTTCATCTACAAACTCCATCGTTTGCGGCACACAAAGCATTAAATGAATATTATGATGATATTATAGAATTAATTGACTCCTATGCAGAAATGGCACAAGGACGATATGGTATTATTAAAGGATATACCACGCCAACGCAGATATTTGAAGACGATTCAGTCGTAAAATATTTTATGGGATTGCAAAAATTTGTGGATACAATTCGGCAAACACTTCCACAAGATGGTGAACTCAATAATACCGTCGATGAAATTTCTGGATTAATTAGTTCAACGATTTACAAACTCAAATTTTTGAAATAAGCATATGAAATATACAGATTTTTTCAATGAATACGGCAATGATAATTTCAGTGCACCACAACCTGACTTTGATAAATATGATGCCGTATCTAATCCAAAAGCAGATCCACATAAAACATTGACGGGAAGATTTACCGACGATTCTGTTGGACTAAATGAAAAAGCACCGTGTTGGGATGGATACACACAATATGGTATGAAAGATAAGAATGGGAAACAAGTTCCTAATTGTGTTCCTATCAAAGAAGCCGAAGAAATGGATACAATAGACGAATATTGTTCTGCGTGTCTTGCAGAATACATGTTAGCACACGAAAATGTTCTTGAGGAAGCAGAATATCATGGTCGTAAAGTATCAATTGGCAAACCTATGCGGGGCGATGTGAAAAAATTCAAAGTGTTTGTGAAAGACCCAAGTACTGGAAATGTCAAGAAAGTTAATTTTGGTGATCCGAACATGAGAATTAAAAAGAGTAATCCTGCTCGTCGTAAAAGTTTTCGGGCACGACATAAATGTGCTACCGCAAAAGATAGAACCAGTGCACGCTACTGGAGCTGCCGTAAATGGTAAAATTATGATACGACTCCGTGATTTACTGAAGGAAGAAACCCCAAAAAAAGAAACTCCCTACATGAGTGGTGATACTTATATAGGTAAGGAAGACGCAATGCGAGTATATAAAAACATGGGATATAATTTTGATCCTGCTGAATTTTATACCGGCATGAATGTGGAATTAGAACACCAAGATGTAACAGATGGAAGTTTAGTAAAAACTGCAATGATTGCCGCGGCACATCTACGAGAAAATCCAAAGTATTATAGTTTACTAAAGAAATATGTGGAACAATCAACAGTAAAAGAAGATGGTGCTCCCGCAGGTGGTGCACCAACGGGAGGAATTGGATTATCTCTTCCTGGTGGATATATTAATGGCGCACCAAAACCAAACGATGTGAAAAAAACTCGGAAGCAACTTAACAAGGAGAAGTAAGATGGCACTTTCATTAAAATCAATACTTCGTGAAAATGTAGAAAATCGTATCAATTTAATGCGACTTACTGCTCTCATAGAAAAAGTAGTAGGACAATTATCAGCAACACAATCAAAATCATTGGTTGAATGCTTTGCTGAAGTAAGTATGATGGCAACTAATTTAAACTCATTACCATATACAAAGTTTAATATAAATGAATGGCAGTTATTAATTGCCGCCACATATGTAAAATTGAATGAATTACGAAATGAAGTGGTAGAAATTGCAAAAAGTAAAAAGGATGTAGATTTCGGACCATTATTAAAAGCATTAGACGAAGCCTGTAACTATTAAGTGAGGAGATATGGCAGATACTAGTAACAATGGAATTTTTGGTAGACTAAAGAAACTTTTTTCCACGAACACAATTGTACGAAATGTGGGTGGAAAAAAACTTCGTATTGCAGATACGGATCAAATTCAATCGTTTGTTAACAGACGAGGTGTTGATCGGTACCATCGTGTATATAATTCTGCCACAGGTGGATATGGGTCAGCACATGGTCGGTATGAAGCGGCAGCTTCATTCCAAGGAGCACGATTACAGTTGTTCCGTGATTATGACATGATGGACAATGACCCCATCATTGCGTCAGTATTAGATATTTATGCGGATGAAAGTACAGTCAAGGATGAGTTTGACCGCATTCTCACGATTAAAACCGATGATACACAAGTTCAAGAAATTCTCCATAATTTATTTTACGATATTCTCAATGTAGAATTTAATCTCTGGCCGTGGGTGCGCAACATGGCAAAATACGGAGATTTATTTTTATATCTGGACATTGATCCTGAATATGGTATCGTAAATGCCGTTCCATTATCTGTCTATGAAACTATTCGTGTCGAAGGTGAACAACCGGGCAATCCATTCTCCGTAAGATTCTCCATTGATACCGATTTCTTACAATTAGGTAAGAAAGATTTTGATAACTACGAAATTGCACATTTTCGTTTATTATCAGATACAAACTTTCTTCCGTATGGAAAAGCCATGATTGAAGGTGGTCGTCGTGTCTGGAAACAATTGCAACTCATGGAAGACGCAATGTTAATTCATCGTATCATGAGAGCACCCGACAAACGGAAGTTCAAAATTGATATTGGCAACATTCCTCCCGCCGAAGTTGATACATATATGAATCGTATCATTGACCGTTCCAAGAAAACGCCGTTGGTAGACCCGAAAACGGGCGATTATAATCTTCGATATAATATGATGAATATTACCGAAGATTTCTATCTTCCAGTGCGTGGTAAGGATAGTGGAACCGAAATTGAAACCATGCAAGGATTACAATTCAATGCAATCGAAGACATTGAATATCTCCGTAAAAAACTTCTTGCGGCATTTAAAGTACCTAAGTCCTTTATTGGATATGAAGAAGATATTAATGGAAAGGCAACATTGGCAGCACAAGATGTGCGATTTGCACGAACTATTGAACGTATTCAACGCATCATGGTATCGGAACTTACCAAGATTGCCATCATTCATTTATATGTCCAAGGATTTACGGATGAAAAACTCGTCAACTTTGAACTCTCGTTAACGAATCCTTCCACATTATACGAACAAGAAAAAATTAATATCTGGAAAGAAAAGTTTGGATTGGCGCAACAAATGACCGGTGGACAAACTATTCTTCTTTCTCAAGATTGGGTCTACAATCACATTCTTGAATTATCAGATGATGAAATTGTTGAAGAACGAAAGAAGATTATCGAAGATGTAAAACGGCAGCAAGAACAACAAGCAATGGCACAACCTCAAGACCCACAAATGGGTGGAATGCCACCAGAAGGAGGAGTACCACCAGAAGGGGAAGTTCCGCCGGAAGGAGATGTTAGTGCAGACGATCAAGAAGCTCAAATTGACGATGTAGATCAAATTTTACAGAGTCTAGAAGACAGTTCTGTTGACGAAGAAGTTGATGAGGAACTAGAAGAAGCACTTATGAAAAATAGAGGTGGTCGTCCAAGAGAAGGATTAAAATTTGGTACTGATGCACATCCGCTTGGCCGTGACCCATTAGGACATAAAGAAAATACCAAACGGTACAAGCGGTCTACCTTATCGTTAGAAGCAAAAGATTTCTTAGATAAATTACAAATGAAAAATACTAGTAAATACAAACAAATTATTGCAGAACAGTTGTCATCTGACGATAAAGTAGAGGATTAATATATTTTGATTATATTTACTTATATATGGTGGTTGTTTACTCGTCTCAATACGGATAACATATGAATATACGGCACAACAAAATTAAGAACACAGGCATTCTGTTTGAACTATTAGTCAGAAAAGTTGCCGCAGATGTTCTCGACGGCAAACCAGATAGTTTTGCAGTCAAAATGATGCGTGAACATTTCCACTCAAAATCGGAATTAGGAAAAGAATTACAATTGTATCGTTCTTTCTTTAATGCACCGAAACTCTCAGAAGGTAAAGCATTTAATATGTTAGATGTCGTATTACAACGACGGGCATCATTAAATGAAAAATTACTAAATGCACAAAAATTTCTATTGATACGAGAAATTAAGCAGAATTGTGATTTGAAACAATTTATGTCTGGTCGAGTTCCTTCCTATAAAGTTCACGCATCCATTTACAAATTATTTGAAACAACCAGTGCGTCAAATATTGACGAATCGGTATATATGCAAATTGACGAAATGGTTGCCGCACGATTTGTGATTGTTGAACATTTAAAGGGTGAACTGAAAGAAGAACAAATTGTCAAAGAATCAAATTATTCGGCAATGTTAAAAGATCAACCAGAAGAAATTCGGTATCTTTCCTATAAATTCTTGTTAGAAAGTTTCAATGAAAAGTACAGTAATTTCAGTGATAAACAAAAGAATTTACTTCGTGAATATATTAATAATGGAACGAACGTAGAAAAGTTTGGTACATATGTGTCCACAGAAGCCATCAGTTTAATTCGTGATATTAAAAAGAATTCTAATAAAATTACTGATGAAGTCACGAAGATTAAAGTCAATGAAGTAGTACATCAACTACAACAGATTCAGCAAAAGAATCAAGTGAAAGATAACTATATCACGGCGTTATTGATTGCATATCAGATTTCACACGAACTTAATTCACTGAGATAAACCATGAATATTGAAGAGAGATTACGTGAAATTATTCGTAAACATATCCGTGAAAATTTAAATGAAATATCAACAACCGGAAACGTTGCGGGATATTTAACACCTAATGCATTTGTCGGGGACAAACATAGTAATGCAAATCATATTAAAAAAATGGCAAAATCTATTGGATATTCCTTGACCAATCGTGGTGCAAAAGATGTTACGCCGGGCGATAAACTTCAAGAAAAATTTGAAGCAATTCAAGAAGGCGTAAAAACATTACAAGAGAATTATTATTCCTACCGTAACGATCAAACTCGTCAACCACATCAAAAAATTGGTCAAGCAATGTCTGAATTAAATAGACAATTGAAGTTGGTTGAACGTGCCTTAAAAATGAACAGTCGTTTAAAGAAAGAATCTGGATTATCTAATGATAATTTATGGAAACGCACGACTACACAAATGGTCAAGTTGGAAGGTAAACTTACTGAACTAGCGGCACGTTTGCGCGACATGAGAAATTAATATGGCATTACTATGTGAATACACAGAACTTCAATATAATAAAGAACTTTTAACGGAAGCGTTAGATGGTAATAAACCACTAATCCTTCGTAATGTCGTATTACAACGTGCTAACGCAAAAAATCAAAATGGGCGTGTCTATCCCAAAGAAATTTTAATGCGTGAAGCAAGTGTCTATAAACAAAACTTTGTGACACAACGACGAGCGCTGGGTGAACTAGACCACCCAGAAAGTCCAGTAGTGAATTTAAAGAACGTGTGTTGTAACATCGTTGAACTCTGGACCGAAGGTGATGATGTACGGGGTAACATTGAAATTCTCACGACTCCAACAGGAAACATTGTTCGGGAATTAATTCGAAATAATATAAAACTCGGAGTGAGTTCCCGTGGTATGGGATCGGTCAAACAAATGAGTGAAAACACGGTAGAAGTCCAAGAAGACTTTGCCTTAATTTGTTTTGATATCGTCAGTAATCCATCCACAATGGGTGCGTTTATTACCGAAAATGTGATGCAACAAGTTGCTGCACCATATGATAATATCAATAAGTTAATTCACGACTTTTTGAGTGAAGTAAAGTAACATGCCATCAAAAAGCAAATCTCAACAACGATTATTTGGCATTGTCCACGCATACCAAACAGGTAAAATTCCTGCTGGCAAAGTAAGTGCGCAAATTAAAAAGATTGCAAAGAGTATATCGTCTACGGATGCAAAAAAATACGCGTCTACCTCACACGATACTCTCAAAGAAATATTGCATACCATTTTGCATTCTCCCGTATATACGGAAGAAACGTTACGAGAAATTGCAATCACGAAGATTCCTGCGCAAGTAAAAGGGCAATTGGTCGATGTCTTTACCGCCCAAATGTTGGTAACCGTAATGAATAAGTTAAATGAACAAAATAAAAAAACATTATTACAAAGTTCATTAAATGAAATGGTTGCCGTATCCTATAAAGTTTTAACTTACTAATCTATGGGTAAAACATTATTTGTCAGTGATTTTGATGACACATTGGCACAGACCGATTCCAAAATCTTTCTTACCCGTGGCGGAAAACGAATTGAAATGGACCCCGCTGCATTTGCCGTATACGATGAGCAACCAGGGGATAAGTTTGACTTCTCAGAATTTGATAAATTAATTAATCCAAAACCAATTCAACGATTTGTCAAACTGTTAAAACAAGCAATTGGTCGAGCCGATAAAATTACTGTGTTAACCGCACGAGGTCACACTCGTCCTGTTGCACAATTTTTAAAGATGCATGGAATTACTTCCGGTGTATCTATTGCTGCACTGGGAGATGCAAATCCAGAAAAGAAAGCGGCATATATTAGAAAACATATAAAAGATGGATATGATAAGGTTGCCTTTATTGATGATTCTCCAAAAAATGTACAAGCAGTAAAAGCACTGAGAACAGAATTTCCCGATGCAAAGATACTAGTACATCAAGCAAAAGAACATCCGGCACCAGATACTCCATCAACCACCCCATCTACTCCAGCTACATCAAAACCAGCAGCAGAAGACAGTGAAATTGCAAAACAAGCACAGCAGTTGGGACTCGACTATTTAGGATTTGGTCGATATGGTAAGAATAAGAAAGTAACACACACATCACAAAATGGACGATTAGTTCCAAAACAAAAAAGTTAATGGAGGCAGTATGGAAGTTATTGTAAAGGATGGAAAAGATGAACTCAACAAAGCATTAAAAGTATTCACCAAGATGGTCAAGAAATCGGAACTGTTGCAGGAACTTCGTAACAGAGAACATTATCTAAAACCATCAAAAAAGAAAGCATTTAAACGTCAAGAAGCATTTCGTCGTAAAAAACGTGAAGAAAAAAGAGTTGCACGACAAAAACAATACGATAATTAACGTTTTAGAAATTAACATTATATTTATATAATAGTAAACACTAATCTTTAATATTAGTGGTAAATTTAATATTTAATAACAGATAAAATATCTGTTCTATTCCTTTCAGGAGTTTAATTTTATGACACAGATTACCAACAAGCTTTTAAAACAAGCTATTGCGGATGCAGAAGCAGTTCGTGAAACTGCCGTAGCAAATGCAAAATTGGTTTTAGAAGAAGCAATAACCCCACAGATTCGTGATATGATTTCACGCCGTCTTCGTGTTGAAGCTGATATGGCTAACGACGAAGATGAAGTCGAAGAAAGTGCAAAGCCAGACTTTCTTGATGCGGATAAGGACGGTGATACTGAAGAACCGATGAAGCAGGCAGTTGCAGCAAAGACTGGCGGCGATGTGAAGAAAGAAGCAACATCAGAAAAGCCGTGGCAAGATGCCGAAAACGTTAGTGGTGGAAAAGAGTTCCCTGCTAATACGTCAGCAATCGGTGGATCAGATAACAAGATGCCAACTGCCGACGCAGAAGCCACTTCAGACATTGGTCATGGACCAGAAGCAAACACAGATAGTTCAACGGATTGGTACGATGATTGGTCAGAAAGTGATTTTGACCTTGACGAAGTAATTCGTGAATTGGAAGAAGATATTGCTGCACTTTCGGGTAAGGAACATGGCGCCGAAAAGGATGAATATCCAGAAAGCGAACCGGCCGGCGAAGAAGGACCAGAAGTACCTGCTGATTCGTCTAAAATTGGCAATCCAAAGACAGAAGGTGAAGCACCAATGGAAGCACCGATGGGCGCAGAAGAAGGTGATGATGAAGAAATTGATCTTGAAGAAATTCTTGCAGAACTTGAAGCCGACGATGCGGAAATGGGCGATGAAAAAGTTGCTCCCGATGCAAAAACGGCAATGGCTGATAAACTTGCGAGACTCAAGGGCGAAATGGCACAGTACAGAGAAGCAGTGAACATTCTCCGTGGCCGTTTACAAGAAGTTAACTTACTTAATGCAAAGTTACTCTTCACCAACAAAATGTTCCATAAAAATAGTTTAACCAACGAACAGAAAGTTCGCATTGTTGAATCATTTGACCGTGCAACAACCGTTCGTGAAGTTAAGATTGTTTATACAACATTAGTTGAAAATCTTTCCGCAGCAGTGAAGACGTTCAACGCATCACGTAAGAAAGTTGTTACTGAAGGATTAGCCTCTAAGGCAGTTCCCAGTACGGCTCCAAAGTCGCAAGTTATCGTGGAAAACACGGTAGCAAAAAGATTACAAGAACTCGCAGGAATCATTTAATTTTTAAGGAGATATAACATATGTCAGATGTATCAGAATTTATCAACGAAGCGGGTAGTGCACACAAGCACGTTATCGACCAGACCCGTAAATTAGCAGGTAAGTGGGAAGGTTCAGGCCTCCTAGAAGGATTGAAGGGCTATGAAAAGCAGGGTATGGCAGTAATGCTTGAAAACCAAGCAACACAGCTTCTCTCAGAAAACAGTAAGACGAACGCAGCTGGTACCAGTGGTGAAAACTGGGCCGGTGTTGCTCTTCCGTTAGTTCGTAAGGTCTTCGGTTCAATTGCTGCAAAGAACTTTGTGTCTGTGCAACCAATGAACTTACCTGCTGGACTTGTGTTCTACATGGACTTCAAGTATGGTTCAACATCAAACGGTCAAACATTAGGTCAATCCCTTTATGGTAGTGCATCAAATAGTACATGGGGTGGGTTTGGTAACCAAGCAGCAGGTGGTCTATATGGCGCAGGTCGCTTTGGTTATTCATTAAATGATCAAATTACATCGTCATTAGCTGTTACTACTGGGTCGGTTGCATTTTCCGATGTAAATTTCAACCAAGATTATGTTGCAACTGGTAGTCTTCGTTCGTTCACGGTGTCGAATGTAGTTTTACCTAATGCTGACTTCTTAGCAGTTCGTTCATTCGTACCAAGTGGCAGTGGCGCAAACTTCGGTTCGGCAGTGCTTCCAGAATTCACCAAGTACGACGGAACCAATGTCACGTTTATCGTTACTACTACTGCAAACGCAGTATTAAACAGTGTTACATACACCAAGCAACCTGTTGATACAGCACGTGGTGATTTCGAAGATACGAATCCGCTTCGTGGTACTACGGCAGCAGCCGGTATTAATGCAGGAACGGACCTCCAGATTCCAGAAATTGATTTGGAACTTCGTTCGGAAACCATTGTTGCCAAGACACGTAAGTTGAAGGCAGTATGGTCACCAGAACTTGCACAAGACTTGAACGCATACCATTCAGTAGATGCAGAAGCAGAATTGACTAGTATGTTGTCAGACTATGTGGCAATGGAAATTGACCTTGAAATTCTTGACATGTTAATTAATGCAGCACCAGCAACCACAACGGAATACTGGTCAGCAGAAATTGGTTCAGTCTGGAATGGTCAGCAACCTGGAAGTGGTGGAGCATTTGCCGCAAGTTCATTCTACGGCACGGCATGGACCAACATGACTTGGTTCCAAACGCTTGGTCAGAAGATGCAGAAGGTGAGCAACAAGATTCATCAATTAACGATGCGTGGCGGTGCTAACTTTGCAGTCGTATCACCAACTGTTGCAACAATTCTTGAAACCATCCCTGGCTTTGCAGCCGGAACCGACGGCGACAAGATGGAATTTGCAGCCGGTGTAACGAAGATTGGTTCCTTCCAGAACCGTTTCACCGTATACAAGAACCCATACATGACAGAAAACGTGATGTTGATGGGCTTCCGTGGTAACCAATTCTTGGAAACGGGCGCAGTGTACGCACCATACATTCCATTGATCATGACACCACTTGTGTACGATCCACAGAACTTCACACCTCGTCGTGGCGTGATGACACGTTACGCGAAGAAGGTTGTTCGCCCCGAATTCTTCGGCAAGATCTACATCGACAAGCTCAACCTCGTCTAAGATGTAACTTGGTAACAATAGTGATAATTGGGGGTGGCCGAAAGGTCACCCCTTTTTATTGTTATAAAGTTATGGTTATATAAACTATTTTGATATTTATAGTATATGACTCTAATAGAGGGCTTGTATGCAGAATCGTGAACCAATTATTTTTGAAGAAGCGCCAATTAATCCATATAATTTAACACCATTTGGATTTTATGATAATGATGCGGAGTTTCAAACGGAAGCTCCCCAAGTTGCGTCATTTGTAGCAAGACGGTTGGGTTATCCTGTTGTGGATGTTGAACTCACACATCGTCAACTGTATACGTGTCTGGAAGAGGCCATTACCACCTATAGTAACCAAGTCAATCAATTTAATGCCCGTGAACATATGTTGTCCATGCAGGGCATGAGTACATCGACAAATATTACCCAACGAAATATTTTATCGACACCACTGCCGCAACTGGTAAAATTATCTGCTCAATATGGTACGGAAGCAGAAAGTGGCGGAAGTGTGACTGTAAAAAAAGGATTTATTGCTACCTCTGCATATACGCAATCGTATGACCTCAAAAAATTGTGGGCAGACCCACAAGAAAGTGGGTCAGCAATTGAAATTCGTAAAATATATCATCAAATGCCACCCGCAATTGCACGATACTATGACCCATTTGCAACCACGGGTCTTGGGTTAACAAATCTCATGAGTGAGTTTGGGTTTGATGGATATTCTCCACCGGTAACATTCGTGATGATGCCTGCATTCGAAGATTTACTTCGTATTCAAGCAATTGAAGTCAATGATATGATTCGTAAAAGTCAATATAGCTTTTCTGTCTCCAATAATATCATACGATTCACGCCAATTTTCACCAAAGACACCACTATCTGGTTTGATTATGTTGTGGTTAATGATAAACAAAGCGGAAACGCATTATTACAGTCAGGGTCAGAAAATAGTACGGTATCCGACTTCTCCAATATTCCATATGACAATATTCAGTACAAAAATATCAATAGTATTGGAAGAAATTGGGTATATCGTTATACACTTGCGTTAGCAAAGGAAGTGTTGGGTAATATTCGTTCTAAATATGAAAATATTCCGATACCTGATGCACAAATACGCATGGATGGTGATGCACTTCGTAGAGAAGCGTCACAAGAAAAAGATAATTTACTTAAAGAAATTCGGGAAACCTTGGAACAAACTGGTCACCAAGCACAAATGAAAAAACATATGGAAAATGCAGAAGCAATGCAAGCAATGTTTAAGTATATTCCAGTGCCTTTCTACATTTTATAATATATGCCAAGATTCGTATCCGAACGGGATTTTCTATTCTTCCAACACATCAATCGAGAAATCGTAGTGGATGTGGTGGACGTAGAAGTTGTATTATATAAAATAATACATGAGGTAGTTAATGTAAATATTTACGGGGAATCACTGACGAAACCACGATACCGTGGTATTAGTTTGAACGCATTGATAAAATATCCGAAAACGCAACCTGCGGCAGAAGGATTTGGGTATGATACGAACCAACCTGGTGTAGAATTTCGATTTGTACGAAAAATATTAGAAGATGTGGATGTGTATCCAGACGTTGGCGATATCATCAAATATAATGAAAACTATTATGAAATTGATAATACGAACGAAATTCAACTAGTTGCGGGAAGACCTGAATATAATCACAATATTATTTGTGAAACACACTTAACTCGTAAGAGTGGCCTTAATATTGAGGAAACCCACACATGAGTACACCGACGTTTGATAGAAATAATCTCACATTACCCAACCGATATAATCGGGGAAATGATAATAAACATGTACCGGGCGTAAGTTCGCCGGTAGCAGTGGGATTATATACCATTGATAATGCTATTCTAAAATACTTACAAACAAAAATTAAACCAGTAATTTCACAAGACGGGAAGCAGATACAAATTCCCGTTATTTACGGAAACCCAGAACGATGGAAAAGTGCACAGCAAGATGGCAACCTTCGTGATAAGAACGGAAAAATTATGTTACCAATTATTATGGTAAAACGTTCTATGATGAAGAAAAATTCAATGACATCACCGACGAACAAATATCAACAATATACGTTTAAAACGGGATGGAATTCTCGTAATATTTATGATAGATTTACGGCACAAAATAGAATCACACCAAGTCAAATATATCATACTACGATGATTCCAGATTATTATGACTTTACCTACGAAGCAATGATATGGACGGAATATATGGAACAGATGAATGGGGTGGTGGAAAATATTTCGTTTGAAAGTGATGAATATTGGGGTGAAGCAAATAACTATAAGTTTATCACAAAAATTACCCAATTTGAACAATTAACGGACCTTCCTGCGACAAATGATAGATTGGTTCGTAATAAATTTTCAATTGACGTAAAAGCATATATCCTCCCACAGAGTGCCTTAGATAGAAATGGGAATCGTGCGGCAACCACACGATTGCAATATTCTCCAAAGAAAGTGGTATTCGATACAGAAATTGTTACAAATCTTGTATAATATTAAGTTTGAAAATAATGAATGATATTTATTAATAAGATTACATAAGTTTTGACACGAAATTATATATGTATGATATATAATCAATCTATAAGTTTACGAGGAATGTATGAAAAAAGTTACAGACGCAGAATTATTAGAAATTCAAAAATTGCGTGAAATGCTTCTTGAAGTGATTACGACAATTGGCGAATTAACACTAAATAAATTTATGTTAGAGAATCAATTAAATACGGTATCTTCTGACATTAAAACTCAACAAGATAAATTTGTAGAGTTTCAAACAAAAGAAAGGGTTTTATTTGAGAAGTTGCAACAAACATATGGAACTGGTAACATCAATATGGAAACCGGGGAAGTATCAGAATAATATAACCCATTTGGAGGACTCGTATGGCAAATGAAAGAATTGTTTCCCCTGGCGTATTTACCAGAGAAAAGGATTTAAGCTTCCTAACTCAAGGTATCAGTGAAATCGGGGCGGCATTTATTGGACCCACACCAAAAGGTCCGGCGTTTATACCGACCATAGTACGTGGTCAACAGGAATATGTTACCAGATTTGGCGAAGCAGATACCAATCATTACACGGGATTATCAGCAAAAAATTATCTCCGTGAATCTGGCGTTGCCACAATCGTTCGTGTGTTGGGAACAACAGGATATGACCCAGCTACCACAAAATCTGCAGTACTTTACGCATCAGGTTCAGCAGGTAAGAAAGTATATGCAGTATTACATCCTAGTAGTACTGGAAATACCCTTACGAATATTACGGCGGTTGGAGTATCAACTGGATTTAGTTTATCAGTGACTGCATCTGGCGGAACAAATATTAGTCAAAGTGGATTAACTTCAGTAGAAGGGCAATCAAATTCATTTCAAGACTATTTTGCGTCAACTCCGAGTACAACACAAAACTCATATATTTATACAATTTTTCCTGAAGCCGCGTTAAATTCAATGTTAACTACCGCAGTTACGGGTGGATTAGCAGTGGCGTCTCAATCTTTGGTTACTGGTGACGTACCAAGTACAGTTTCAACAGGAAGTCTTACAAAATATGTAGTACCAACTGCAACTCTTGCTGGGTTAGATGTAACCAAACTAACAGAAATTACCGTCAGTGGCTCAGGAATCAACTTTGGAACAACGTTACTATCGCAATATACTGCAATCTCGTCAACAAACACAGTATTTATTGTGAGTTCAAGTGCAACTGGTGTTCTTACCACCGTAACTTCATATCCGCTAACCGATGCAGCAAGACTAGCTAGTTCTGTAATGTCGGCAGAAACATCGAGTACTGCATTAAATTTCAATGGTGCAACACACGGGGTTTACAAGCATGCATTTACTCCGTGGATTCAATCACAGACGTTGGGTGGAACTAAGTTAGATCTTTTCAAGATTCACACATTAGGTGATGGTAATTCTGCAAATAAGGAAATTAAAGTATCGTTTGCAAACATGAAGGCTAGTGGAGATGTTGAATATAACTTCGGTACATTTACAATTTTTGTTCGTAGATACAATGATACAGATGCACGGTCGGAAGTATTAGAACAATTTGACAATGTAAATCTTGACCCGGATAGTCCACAGTATATTGCACGGGTAATTGGTAACAGTGCACCAACCGAAGATACGGTAACTGGTGAAATGTATTATCAAGGTGACTTCCCAAATAACTCACAATATATTTGGGTAGAAATGACCGACGCACAGATTCCAGAAACTGCGCTTCCATTTGGATTTGCCACATATGAATCAACATTATCTGCGCCAGCCGTACAATTAACGGCACCGGATTATGTCACAAGTCGTTGGTTTGATAATGGCGTCGAAGGATATACTACACAATCAATTGACAAGAAATATTATTATGGTTGGAATTTTGATGCTGGAAATGACACCAATAATTCTTATCTTGGTCCAATCCCATCGGGATCAGTAAATGTTGGAACAGCATTTAATCTTGAAAATGTTGTGGATGTACCGAATGGTACAGTACCAAAGGCAATCTCATTGTCAGACGAAGATAGTTTCATCTATCGTAAGTTCTCAGTGGCATTCCAAGGTGGATTTGATGGGTTAAATCCCGCACGTGATATTAATATGGGTGGTGACATCGTTGCTACCAATAGTCAAGGGTTCAACTTATCAACCTCGGTATCAGCAGGCTCAGTATCATATAAGAAAGCATTGAACGCAATCAGTAATCCTGACCAGTTTGATTTTAACTTATTAGTACTTCCAGGCGTTATTTATGAATATCATTCATATATCGCAGATTCTGCACTAACATTATGTGAAGACCGTGGAGATGCATTCTACATCATGGATACTACTGGATTAACCGCAACTCTTGCCACAGCAACGGCAAAGGCAGGTGAAATTGATAGTAATTACGCAGCAACATACTATCCGTGGTTACGAGTTATTGATACGAACACCAATAAGTTAATTTGGGTTCCACCATCAGTAATTCTTCCAGAAATTTATGCCTACAACGACAATGTTGCAGCAGAATGGTTTGCACCCGCTGGATTAAATCGTGGTGGCATTGCAAGTGCAGTCGGTGTCAAGGTTCGCTTACCGCAAGCAAGTCGTGATACACTATATGAAGGAAAGGTTAACCCAATTGCACAGTTCCCAGGACAAGGTATCTGTGTATGGGGTCAGAAGACATTACAACGCCGTTCATCAGCGCTTGATCGTGTGAACGTTCGTCGTTTGTTAATCGCGGTGAAGAAGTATATTGCAAGTTCGGCACGTTATTTAGTGTTCGAACAGAATGTTGAAGCAACACGTAATCGTTTCCTCAACATTGTGAACCCGTACCTCGCAAGTGTACAAGAACGTTCTGGATTGTACGCATTCCGTGTGGTAATGGATGAAACAAATAACACGCCTGATGTGATTGATAGAAATATCCTTTATGGACAACTCTATCTACAACCCACAAGAACAGCAGAATTCATCGTCCTTGATTTCAATGTTCTCCCAACTGGCGCAACGTTCCCAACTGCGTAAATTGAGAAACGTGGGGGGAGGTAAAATCTCCCCTCACAATTTTCAACCTTCTTATATTTATAGTTAGATATCCTTTCGGAGATTATACATGGCAAACCTAGTATCAGAACAAGAACTGTTCTTCACAGCATTTGAACCAAAAATGAAGAATCGTTTCATCCTCTATATGGATGGAATTCCTTCATATCTTGTAAATAAAGTATCTCGTCCCAAATTAACCCAAGAAGCAAAACCTCTTGATCATATCAATTTACAACGATATGTGAAGGGTAAAAGTAAATGGGGTACGATGCAATTAACGTTATATGATCCCATCGTTCCTTCTGGCGCTCAAGCAGTCATGGAATGGGTTCGTCTTCATCACGAATCGGTAACTGGTCGTGATGGATATCTTGAATTTTACAAGAAAGATTTAACACTCAATATTCTTGGTCCAGTGGGTGACAAAGTTGAAGAGTGGATTATCAAAGGCGCACAAATTACAAGTGCAACATTTGGTGATATGGCGTGGAGTGAAGATACGCAAGTAGAAATTACACTTGAAATTCAACCCGATTACTGCGTACTCAATTATTAATTTGATGGGTTGGTAAGTATAGAATCTCCACAACGTTACTTAATACGTTGTGGAGATTTTGTATATAAATTTGTATAAAAACACTCTATTAGTGTGGGTTTTGATATTTATACTAGAGTCGTCTTTATAATGAGAATTCTATGGCAGACATTACCGATTTTCAAATTGGTCAAGGGGAAACATTTAAAATACTTTTACAATTAAAAAATCGTAGTGATAATAATATTCCGTTAGACATTACGAATTACACATTCACCGGCCAATTACGGGAAAATTACACCACGGATGAAGTTGCTGCCACGTTTTCGTTTGAAAAGGCAATTCCATATACATCGGGTAGTTTGTTTATCAAATTAGACGCCGAACAAACATTGCAATTAACACAACGTAAATATGTGTATGATGTAAATATTACCAGTGGCTCAACGGGCCCAGTTATTCGACGAATACTGGAAGGAGGATTAACAGTGCGTCCAACGGTGACCAGATAATATGAGTCAAATAAAACTTGATATTCCAGACCTTACAGTCGTTGTTAATACAGGAGATACCTACAAAGTTGTTGTAGATACTCCTGCAACCATCACTGCCACGACGGCCAGTGGGTATCTTACTGTTGCCGATTACGCAAGCTCCTCCAGTTATGCATTGGTTGCCGCATTAACTAATTTTGCACTGACCGCATCATACGCAGAAAACGCAAGTCAAGCATCATCTGCGGGACCACTGGAAACGGTATTTTTCGTAACACAAGAAGGGTCGGATACAGATTTTGGACACGATGGTAGTACTATATTTTACGCATTTAAAACAATTAAAAAAGCAACACAAGCAGCTGCAGCATATATTGCATCTGGGTCAGGAGCATATGGCCCACGTAAAGTTAGTATACGGGTTAAGAGTGGATATTATGTAGAAACCGCGCCAATTACCGTTCCCGCATATACATCTATTTTGGGTGACGATTTGCGTAGTGTGGTGGTTCGTCCCACTGACGGTACAAGCGGTGAAAATTTATTCTTAATGAATAATGGTACCTATGCATATGGACTCCGATTGGAAGGATGTGTTATTGATAATTTAGAAGACCCCCGCAAAGGATTCTTCTTTGCCTTTGCACCAAGTGCATCAATTACTACATCACCCTATATTCAAAATTGTACTGCGGCACGAACGCCCGTCGATAAATTTTATGCGCCGTTAGCATCTGCCAGTGGAAACCCAGCAGTGGGCAATGGTCCCGGCGGTATGATTGTTGATGACTCTGTACTCGATGGGTATAGTCCATTGAAATCTATGATTGTGGATGCATATACCCAAGTTGCGTTTAATGGTATTGGTATTTGTTTACGTGGGGCCGGATATGGACAAATGGTATCGTTCTTTACCAACTTTTCTCGGGCAGGCGTATACTGCATCGATGGCGGTCATGCGTCATTATTGAATTCTAATACCACGTTTGGTGATTATGGAATACGAGCAAAAGGAAGTCGTATATTGGTGGTACCAGATAAGACGGGAGTATCCACCTATACAAGTTCAGCTGATGCAAGTATACTAACAAGTCGAAAAACAAGTATATTAAATTATATGATTGGAAAACTTCAACTGAGTGGAAGTTATTCTGCATCCTATTTAGATACAAGTTCACATCTTTATACTGCATCGTTAAAAGATGGGGGATTATTGATAGATGCGGTGGTAACAGACTTAGCATCAGCACAGCCAGGAAGAATTGTACAGTTCACACAGGGATTATTCAAAGCACAAGATACCTCTGTTGATAAGATGTTTACATTAGCTCCAACGGGGTCGTTTGTATCAGGAGCAATTGCGGCGTTTCGTGTGAACGATGGTAAGAAAATAGCAATGGATTTTACTGCATCGTATGAGTATATCAAGGAATTTATTGTCAACGACCCCGATTCATTATTTGGTGCGTTAAACCCATCGGGATTAACGAAAATTCAACAATTAATTAATATTCCTAAAAATACAATAACCAGTGCGGTAATTCAAAATCTACCAGACTTATTGCAATTATTTGGGTCATTGGCAACATCTACCTCTCACGATTTTTCATATGCAGGGGCTGGGGTAAATTTCCTTGCATTACCAGTAAATCAAGGAGGCCTTGGAGAAACCAATGTTAATTTACGAATTGTTGAAGAAGACGGCGGTCGAGTGTTCCATACTTCAGGCGATGAAACGGGAGATTTTTACGCAGGAAACGGATTTATTATTCGACAAGCAACCGGTATTATCGAAGGACGTACTTTTAATAAGGCAATTGCAGCACGATTTACTCCATTAAATTTGGCACTTGAAAGTTAACAAGAGAATTATATTATGGCTGAAGCAATACCACTAAATGAGTTTGTACTCCTTGCACTACCACTGGTTAGTGGAAGTAATATTATTTATCAGAATCAAACTAAAGATGTATCGGCAATTATTTTGTCTACACAAATTGCAAATATTACTGCGTTTGATAGACAAGTTAGTGTCAAAGTACAAAAATCTGGAAGTGCCACTATGGTAACTTTATTTAATAATTTCAACATTCCACCGAATGAAGCATTGAACCCATTATCGGGTAAGTTGGTACTTCAAAAATATGATGCGTTGATTTTTCAAACCAATCTCAATAATTCATTAGAAGCCGTATTGTCGGTCCTTGAAAACGCTAACGACTAAGGTATTATAATGGCAAGATTAATCGGTAGACAACCTGTAGAATTAAATTTAAATGCCATTGGGCATAAAAAAGTACCAATTTTTAATTCACAGTCTGGTGCATGGGAAACATTTGATTATGAGACGGTGGCGTCCTCATCCATCACCGGTGGTACACAATACTATATTCCATTATGGAGTAGTACTACTACACTAACGTCCAGTTTAATCTACCAAACAGGATCAAGTATACTGATTGGGTCCACTACCAATCATACTGCAAGTGCTCCTGATGTGTTGGGTGTCTATGCTGGGGACACAACTTCTTATAATGCTGTCTCGGTACATGGCACCGCAGATAACTATTTCCAAATAAATATTAAAAATTTCAGTACGGGGTCAAACGCATCTGCTGACATCGTTGCAACCACGGATTCTGGTACGGAATTATTTGGTTATATTAACATGGGTATTAATGGTAGTGGGTACGCAAGTGGCGGCGATTCTATTGGTGGCGCCGACGATGCCTACTTGTATATGGCAGGAGATGGCGATTTACTAATTGGAAATACCTCACCGGATCGTAGAGTTATATTATTTAGTGGACCGGGTAGTGCAATTGCTAATGCGCGCGTATTTATTGACACCCAAGGATTTGTGGGTATTAATACTTCTTCCCCCGTGTCAGGCGCGCCAGAAGCACTTGCCGTACAAGCAATTCCAGGGTCATTTAATATAATCAATGCACGGGCCAGTACGAACTCATATGCACAAATTAATTTAAAAAATGATTCTAATGGCGCGGATGCATCCTCTGATATCGTGGCAACTGCCGACAATGGAACGGAAGAAGTCAATTATATTAACATGGGTATTAACAGTAGTCAATTTACTGGATTAATTGGCGGTCCCAATGATGCATATTTGTATTCTACGGGTAGTATGTTACATATTGGAAATGCAACGCCCAATAATCATATTATGTTCTTTGTTGGTGGTAGTGATGTAGAAGTAACTCGTAAATTGACCTTGGAATCAAATAATAATCATACCTTAACGGGTTCCTTGTCAATTACACAAGGTATCACGGGTTCATTATTTGGAACCGCAAGTTGGGCAAATAACGCAATATCGGCATCGTACTCTCCAATTCCATCGGGTATAGTCAGTAGTTCTGGTCAAGTTAATACAGGATCATTTACGGGATCATTTACTGGTGTTTTAATAGGAACGAGTAGTTGGGCAAGTAATGTTATTTCTGCGTCATATGCTCCGGTTCCTGCGGGAACCATTTCCAGTTCAAATCAATATAGTACGGGTTCATACACCGGTTCGTTTACGGGAACATTGATAGGAACCAGTAGTTGGGCAAGTAACGCTATTTCCGCATCCTACGCCCCAGTTGCAGCAGGTACGGTCAGTAGTTCTGACCAAATTAATACGGGGTCGTTTACGGGGTCATTTATAGGAGAACACACCGGGCCATTGTTCGGTACCGCCAGTTGGGCAACGACTGCATCCTATGTACTACCAAGTGGACTCCCGTCAGGAGTAGTCTCCAGTTCCTCACAAGTCTCGTATACGGGACTTAGTAATGTTCCGAGTGGTATCGTGTCGAGTTCTTCTCAAATCAATACTGGGTCATTTACGGGATCATTTATTGGATTGATTACCGCAAGTCAGTTATTGGTACAAGGCAATCTTACGGTACTAGGAACGTCATCCGTTCAATATGTTACCTCGTCGCAGTTAAACATCGGTAATAATAAAATTGTATTAAATACTTCAACACCTGCTGTACAATTTGGCGGTATTTCGGTAGTAGACTCCGGTTCGGGTCAAGCAACGGGTTCATTGTATTGGGATAGTTTAAATAATCGGTGGGTATATCAACGAGAAAGTGGTGCAACATACAATAGTGCAATAATAATTGCGGGTCCAAAAAATACAGGAACGTTGGGAAACGAAACTGGATTAACCACAAATAAAATTCCCGTAGCAACTGGCGATGACCATATTGGTGACTCGCAAATTACTGATAATGGTACCACAGTCAGTATAACAAATAACTTATCGGTTGGCGGGTCAATTACCGCGAGTAATGGAACATCAACAACCATTTCTGCTTCTAACATTACTAACGGTATACCAACCTCAAACGCATGGCAAACCAGTTTAAATGGTTCATATTTCAATAATTTTACCTCAAATACCAACGTGTCAGAAATATTACGATTTGTTGCGGGATTACTATCTGCTTCTGCACCCGATGCGGCACCGAATACGAAAACGTTTAGTACAGTTACGGCAAACCAAGTTAATACCACGACAGGTACGGTAACCGTAGGAAATATTCCATCGGCATCATCCAATACGACAATTAATTATCTAACGTCAAAAGGATTTGCACAAACCGGCAGTACAATATTTGCTGGAATTGGTACCATTTACACGGCAACGAATTATGGGTATACGTACACCTCAGTTGCGGCAGGTAGTACTACGGTGTCGTCGTCGGCGGACGCTCAATTGTTTGGTTTGGGACAATTGGCCGGTGGGGTACCTACGACATTTAATGTATCTGGGTCGTTTATATTTAAATTTAAAGATAATAGTACAAAGACGGATACAGCAACATCTGCATCACAGCAACTTATAACACAAACTGGTGCTGGTACGACATCCGGTGTAACCTTAGCAAAAATTAATACGGTAAATCCAGCAGTTATTCCAGGTGCATATCAAGATGGAAAATTTGCTGCAACATTTGCACCGTCGTTGTATACTGGAAGTGCAACGACCGTTAGTAGTAGTGGGTACGTACATTTTTCGGCATCTATTTCTATTGCAAGTGGGTCGGGATTATATAACACACCAGTTGCAAGCAATAATGAAATATTCTGGGCGCCGTTAGCAACGATATCCACCAATGTGGGAACTAATACAATAACCGTGAATAAGGTTATTACTGCGTTAACGGCAACATCACGTTCATTGAGTGGAGCACCATACTTAAGTGGGTCAACGTACTCTATCTCTGGCTCAGTAACGGGGTCATTTAATCCATTGTACTATGCAAATACAGGAATTGCATCCATAACCCCAACCGGAACTGGCGTTACATTAACATCCGGGGTAACCACGGTTTCCACTGCAGGTGGGACGATTCAAACAGCAAACGCAGTATATGATTCTACCGGCGTTACGGCCCGTGCAACGTCCACCGTTCCATTTGAAACTGATACTATTAAGGTTAATGCATTAACAACATTTGCAGCAAGTACAAATACCAATATTGGACAATCCACGGTAACACCAACAACGTTTACGTTAACAACAACTGGATTGAATAAAGCTGGAGCAGCAACATCAGACGCACAGGCCGTGTTTTATCATACCGCGGGAACGTTTGGACAACCCGCTGCAAGTGGATCGTTGGCATATTGGGGAAGAAACCAAGGAACGGATACTTCTCCAAGTGGTTCTAGTACATCGGTTGCGGAATCATTCTTAGGGGAAAATCATCGCATTCAATTAACGGATAACATACTTTCCTTTACAGGAACTGCATGGAATACAGGATCGGTATTTTATAATTTAGGCGCAACAGACTTACAAGTTAAGCCGGGATATTTAGTAACGCCTGGTGGGTCATATGGATATTGGATAACCAATCCAAGTTCTGCAAGTGTATACAAATATTATGTCCGTCGTTTTCAAGTGTCTCCGGCAGCAACAAAAACGTCTATGACACTAAATCTAGGACGGACTTTAGTGGATTGGCAAACAGCCACAACGGATACTGTCAGTGTATTAATTCTATTTGAATCATCAAACAGTTCAATATATACACCTGCTAGATTATATGACCCAACGAAAACAACATCAAACTTTGTAACAAACATTACGGCAAATACCGATGGACAAAACCCATTTGGGTCACAAATTGCTTTGTATGGAAACAGCGGTGGTTCGGTTGCAACCACAACATATACAGTGCCTATTCGAAATGCGGACGGTATGTTTTTAAACGCAACCTATGATGAGATATATGTATTAGTTAGATATAATGGGAACCCAGTGCCAGTTTCAACCATGACCGTGACATTCAGTTAAGACCAAGAGAATATAATGGCAATAGATAATACAAAGAAATCTGGAAGATTACTTCAAAGTAGACGGTATACGCATGAAACATTTACCGATGCCCAAGAAGCATTTACGTCTACGTTGGATATTAATGCTACAGAAATTTATATTGACCAAAATTTAATTCCTACGAGTAGTTTACCGTTTAGTGGTAGTGGGCAGCATTTATCAACGTTCTCGGGAAGCTTAAAATATTATTATCGTCAAGCATTAACAAAGTCGGACTTAAATAACGAAGTGTGGTTTTTCGTCGTCCCATCGGGGTCGGCATCTGGAATTGGGGCGCAGTTAATAACTGGTAGTCAACAAACAAATTTTATTTCCCCCAAATATGCGGTTTCAGCATTAGCAAATGCTAACTCGGAAGATACACCACCTGGTTATTTAGCAAAGGTATTTGTTTCTACAAATGCAACGACCCCTGCTAACGGGGATGTTATTTCTATTAACAATTATGCGTTTGATTATAAGACAGGTGTATTGCAATTTAGTTCATCTGCGGTTACACCAACTGCGGGGCAATATGTATATATGTCCGCATATCAATATATTGGAAGAACATTAAATTCTATAACAACTGCCACTGGGGTGAGTACTGCTTCATTTGCAACAACTGCTTCATATATAATACCGAGTGGGTTGCCAATAGGAACAGTCTCTAGTTCCACTCAAATTAACACAGGTTCATTCAGTGGGTCATTTGTCGGTACATTGATAGGAACCTCCAGTTGGGCAAGTAATGCAGTATCATCGTCCTTTGCATCAACAGCAAGTGCGGCAACTTCAATAACATTTACTCCAGCAACGGCATCATTTGCAACCTCGGCATCATTTGCTCCAACAGTACTTCCTGTGGGAACCGTATCGTCCTCAACACAAATTAACACTGGTTCATTCAGTGGGTCGTTTACTGGAGTTTTAATCGGCACATCAAGTTGGGCAAATAATACAGTATCATCTTCCTTTGCATCAACAGCAAGTGCGGCAACTTCCATAACCTTTGTTCCAGCAACTGCATCCTTTGCCACAACTGCTTCCGCAGCAACTTCAATAACATTTACTCCGTCAACTGCTTCGTTTGCAACTTCCGCATCATTTGCTCCAACCATACTACCTGCGGGAATTGTTAGTAGTTCTGCACAAATTAATACTGGTTCGTTTAGTGGGTCATTCACTGGCACATTAATTGGCACCAGTAGTTGGGCAAGTAACGCTATCTCCTCCTCGTTTGCAACAACTGCGTCATATGCACCAGTTCCGGCGGGAACCGTGTCCAGTTCTCAGCAAATCAACACAGGCTCCTTCACGGGGTCGTTTATTGGTATTCATAGTGGTTCAACGTTTGGTACCGCAAGTTGGGCAACGTCTGCATCTTACGTACTTCCCTCTGGATTACCCGCCGGAACCGTGTCAAGTTCTATTCAAATTAATACTGGTTCTTTCAGTGGGTCATTGACGGGAACATTGATAGGTACGTCAAGTTGGGCTACCAATGCAATATCCGCATCATACGCACCAGTTCCAACGGGTACTGTCTCTAGTTCTACGCAAATTAATACGGGGTCGTTTAGCGGTTCATTTACGGGTGTATTTATAGGCACTTCTAGTTGGGCAAGTAACGCAGTTTCTTCCTCGTTTGCCACAACGGCATCGTATGCACCAGTTCCAGTGGGAACAGTATCTAGTTCTCAACAAATTAACAGTGGTTCATTTACAGGGTCGTTTATCGGCATCCACACTGGGTCATTGTTTGGAACGAGCAGTTGGGCAAGTAACGCAATTTCTTCCTCGTTTGCAATTACCGCATCATCTGCTACCAGTATTACCTTTACACCAAGTACTTCTTCCTACGCACTTACTTCAAGTTATATAGATGGTGGATTATATTAAATAATCTATATAAATTTCCTATAACGACGGGTAAACAATGGTAAGTAACTTAATGACTGATATTTATTACAATATGACACTTTCTATGAGATGGTATTATGCCAGATAAAATACTACATAAACGAAATTTAACATCAAACATTGCCCCCACAACATCGTCGTTAAGTGTTGGGGAATTGGCTATCAATGTTGCTGATGCTAAAATATTCGTTAAACAATCTGGTAGCAGTGGTGAATTTGTACGAAGTGTTGTAACATTAGATGTACCAAATACGGGCAGTATTAATTTATTAGGTAATATTACCGCCTCATATTTATTTGGCACAGCATCAAACGCAACATCTGCAAGTTATGCACCTCCTACGTTTATAGATAATTTAGTAACGGTAGGATTGGCGGGAAGTGATACAAATTATAATTCAATTAAAACAGCAGTAGATAGTATCACGGATGCAACGGCAACGAACACGTATACGGTAAGAGTATATCCGGGTGTGTATATAGAAAATACAATTACTCTTAAACCATATATTGCGATTAAGGGCGATTCGTCCATCTCCACTATAGTTTCCGCATCCAATCCAAGTGCTAGTATATTTGTTATGGCTGACCAAACAATGGTTATTGACATGCAAATACAAGGGTCTACTGCACCAAACGTTTCTGCCGTTGTATATTCGTCGCCAACAACGCCGCAAACTAATGCAATTGCCTATGTAGAAAATGTACGATTTGGAACAAATTATACAAATGCAAAAGTTATCGGAAGTGGAAGTAGCGGCAATTGTATTCTACAATGCTCAAATATAAAATACGGCGGATTTACTGAAGGTAGTAAATCCTTTGATGTTGGATTCCAAGTTACTTCTGGTTCGGACGGTGGTATTGGACGTATGCAACTTCGTAACGTAACATCTACGAATGGTGGTGTTGCGGGTTCTTCACAAGACCAAATATTTGCTCTTGCCGATGCACCGGGCTGTACGTTCATTGTTAATGGATGTTTATTAACTCGTGCAACCGGAACAGCAACGGGTACTGGATTTAAAGTATATAACGGTGGACAACTTCGCTTAACCGCAGTTAATTTTCAACGATGGACACGAGGTATTTGGGCACCACAAACTGGGTCTGCTCCATCTATTGATGCAATTGCATTAAACTTTGAGAATTGTACAACTGACGTAGATATTCAACATACGGGGTCATTAGGAAAAGTATCTGGGACCGATACATTCTTAAAAACTCTTATTGCAAAAGATGCTCCACTTTATGAAGTAAACCAAGACCCACGAAGAATTACCGTTGCAAAAAAGGGTGGAGATTTTACATCTATTAGTGCATCGGTTGCATATATCACAGATTCCGCAGAAAATAACAGATATGTTATTGAAGTAGGACCAGGAGAATTCACAGAAAAGCAAATAGATATGCGTGGAAAACCATATATTGCTATTCTTGGATCGGATACTCAAACAACAGTTATTATTCCATCCGGAAGCGGAGCATTTGACCAACTTATTCTTGGACCTACCAACGAAGTTTCATTTTTAACATTAAAAGGTAATAATGTTGCGGGATATTCTGCTTTATCCGCACCAGACATAGGACAAATTGTTAGTAGTGACTTTGCCCAAGTACATAAAATTTCCATATACAACTATGATTATGGCGTTAAAGTATCGGCAAACACCGCCAATTCAACGTTCTATGGAGAATATGTAGACATTAATGGGCCGTTTAGTTATGGAGTATATGTTTCGTCTAGTAACAACTTTAGTGTATTGGCTAACGTAGAAAATTATTACTTATTCCCATCCAGTAGTTCTGGTATAGGTAACTATGTAGTGGGTCCAAGTTCTAGTTTAAGTTTGTATACAGGATTATTTAAAGGAGATAATACCGCAGGGTCTACTGCAATTAAAATAGAACAAGGCGCATCATTCGAAGCCGCAGCCTTAGAGATGCAAAATTGGGATTATGGTGTACGAGTTCCTGCTGCATCTCCTGCCCCTGAATTTAGAATTGTTGGTAGTATGATTCATAATTCAAATATATACGACTTTGATGTATTGAATACCTCTACAAAAGGTCGGTATCAAGGTGTTGCGTCTCATGGTAAAATTAATAATTTAAGTGACAATTTCTTTTGGAACTTCTTAGATGATACTGACGGTGAAAATGATATTACCCGTAATTTAGCAGTAACATTCGCCGATGGAACTCATACGGATGCAACTACTCTTATTTTTAAGGGTTCTCCAATGGGTGTTATGGAGGACGGCAATATTACCACGGGCAGTGGATTTAATATTACCGTTGCGTCTGGATTTGGATATGCACGAGATGCAACTGATGCGGCGGTATACAAAAGAATAGATTGGGTAAACGGTAATCTAACCTTAACCGCAAATTCCAATAATTACATTTACTTAACCTCCACGGAAGTATTAACTGCCGCAGGTTCTATTCCGAATAATGAAACCAATATTATCTTGGGTAGAGTGGTAACAAATAATACTGGAATTGAACTTATTGACCAAACGCCATATAATGGCGAACACATGGCCAACAAACTCTCTACATTTAATAGAGAAGCATTGGGACCAGTATATGCAGCAGGGTCTACCGTTACCGAAGATTCCACGCCATTTAAATTAGATGTAACAGCAGGAACATATTTCTTCTCAGAAAATAAGTTTACTCCTTCTGGCACATCATCTATAAATCTTACTCAATATTACCCAAGTGCATCAACATGGGCACGATATACCTCGTCTATTGTTCCAAACAATCTGTATGCT